CCGGCTTCAGCTGTCGTGAGACTAGTACCTGACGTTAGCTTCAGTGGTGCAGATCCAGCCGCTGCCGCTCCAGCACCAATGTGAACCCATGCCGTAGGCGCAGGGTAAGAGGACGCCGTCGGAGGCCGGAAGTAAAAGGCGCCATAGTGTTGGCTCGGAATGTCGGCCTGGAGATCAACGAATCGGCCATTTGTAACCTCACCTCCCAACGGAAGCGCAAAACTACGGTATATCCCAGACCAGTAGACAGTCGTTCCCCACACATCGACAGACGTTCCAGCTCCAGTGGCATTATTGTTCAGTGTAACTATGAGCATGACATTGTCTGTGGCGATTACGTAGGAGCCGGACGGGATGTTGGTACCGGATACGTACTGGCCAACTTGGATCTGTCCAGCATTGGTGAAAGATGTCAAATTGGCACTACCGCCAGTCACGACACATGGCCAGTTCGTCTTGCCCCACGATGTGTTGCCCGTATTTCCGAAAAGATCCAAGTTAATGCCGGCTGTTCGCGTCGTAAGACTGTAGGACTTGTTAGCCGTGTCCATGGTCAGATTGAGACCATTCATAGCTTGCGTCTTACCAGTCCCAGAGGACACAACACTGAGGGCACCCGATATTTGGGTATTTACAAAAGTGTCCCCCATGTTGCTCGCGCCGCCACGCGCCCCGCCACGGAACCCAGCGATCAAATTTGCCGTTGATCCCGTAGCAGTAATTTGGATAGTGGCACTCATATCCAAACCAAGACAATCGCCCACCGACACGCTGCTACCGGAGGTTATCGCAGGACTAACGGTAAAAAATGCCCCTACAAAACTAGGAGAATTACTTGTTATAGAACTACCACCTGTAATTTGGCAAAGTAAGGCACGATAGGTTGCAGTAGAGCCACCAACAGCAGTAACACTGGGAGTGAGTCTTGCAAGATTGACCACGCCTGTTATTGCGGAAAGTACGTCAGAGACAACTAATTTCTGCCCTAGCTGATATGCGCCAGTTCCAATGCTCAGCCGTCCTGAAATAGCAACGTCATCGCTATTCCCAGTTTGGGTAGCCGTCCCAATCCGCTGCCCAGTGGCCCGATTCAGTGCCGCGGTATTCAGCAAAAGATACTGCGTGTGATCGTCAGCTGAGAGCCCGGTCAGCGCACTGTGCGACAACGTCACGCTGGTCGCTGTGTCACTCCACGTCATCCCGAAGAAATCGATCGTGCGTGTGAGGTTAGAAGCCGGCCAATTGGCACCCATCGTAATCTGCGTGGGAGAATCCACAGACAGCACGTGCATGTTCTCGGGAAGAGAGTACGCATTCAGCGTCTCCCTCATCCGCATTCCCTTCACAATACCTGTAGTGCTCGCCATCGTGGCAGTGGGACTCGACAGCGTAAACGTGCAGCTCTGTGTCACCACCGCATGCCAGATCGGGAAGGAGTTCGTCGCCGGCGCAGCCAGCGTGCCTTGCGCCGTCCCGAACATTGCGTAGAGTTCCTTCCCCGAAGACGATCCGAAGACTGGTGTTCCCGGCTCGAAGGGAGTCGTGTCGGTATGGTCGCTCTTCAAGATACACCACACGTGGGTGCGGTCCCGTACCCCCACCCCACTATCTTTGTAGTCGAGCCCTGGGATCTGGAGTGACGGCACCACGCCCGTGAGGGTGGTCGGTGTCACGGCGCTGCCGCCCCCGGCGGGATAGCCGCTACCCCACGCGAACTGAAGAACACTCGTCCTCCCCGCGTTGATGATCCCGCTTCCGCCCACGGTGTCTTCGAGCTTCAGGTAGCAGTCGTTGTTCAACGTCTTCTTCGACAGCGACTGGTAGTCGTCCTGGTCCACGAAGTAGTGGAGTCCCGTGGACGGTCCCGTGTTGATCTCCGTGAACGACGGAAACGCCCAGTACCGCTTTTGGGCCGAAGCGGTAGTACCGACTCGGGAGCCCTGGATGCCGAGGAACACCCGCGCCGGCTGAGCAGAACCGTCGCTGGTCGTTGCCCGAAGAGAAAGAGTCCTCTCTGTCGTCGGTGCAGAGTCGCTGTACGCAAGCCCGAAGGCGTCGAAGGACACCGGGCCGAGCGACATCTGCTCGTGGGAGCGGCCTGGAAGATAGAGGAAGGCTCCCGTATCGATTCCTGTCGGAGACGGATTCGTCACCGCAGTGGGCGTTCCCGGCGGCATCTGGACGAGCCTTGCCTGATTGGTCGAGAGCTGCCGAAGCCAGTCGTCGGTCCCCTGCAACTCGCGGCGAAGCTGAGGATCGGTAATGGCCCCGATCCTCATCGGCCGGTAGCTCCTCATACCGCTCATGTGCGGCTCTCCGGGAGACCGTGACCAGTTAGCTCCATCGCCAGAGCCGTGAGACGAACCGCTCCTCCGCCATTTGTTCCCGGCTCAGAGAGCTGGACTTGCAGTGATCCGAAGATATGCGACCACGCAATCATCGCTGCGCCGCCGTTAGTATTTGCGAAGGTCTTTGCTGCCCGCGTCACTTGGGCCGCCGAGTCGGTCCTCGTGATCGGCGTCACGGTGACTGTCCCCACGGGACTGTCAGCCCGGTGTCTCACGTACATCGAGTTCATCGTGATCTGGTCGGCAAACCCGCCTGGGTACATCTCCCTCGTCTGCACAGCGAAAGGAATCGTCCCTCCCGCGTTGTGGTCGTAGCCGCGATCCTCCACATACACAAAGCCGCCGCTCTGCCCAGTAAGGAGAACGTCCGCCCCGGACAGACGTGCAAGACAGGCCGAGAACGCCGCGACATCGATCGGCCCCGTCGCCTTGAACGACCCGTCCTCCTTCCGGTGCTGCGTGTTGTAGTGATAGACCAGCGCCTTGTTCACCCCCGAGACGGTGTAGTAGAGCCATAGCTGCTCCAGAATAGGGAAGTTAACGAGAATGGAGGCCTTCAACGACGACGCCGTTACCGTGGTTCTCCAGTCAAGATCCTTGTTCAGAACCTTCGTCTGGAAGGCGTCTGTTGCATGAAGGCCCTCGTGAGCGACGTAACCCAGGAGGAGCGGTCCGCCGTCCGGAGAGAACAACGTCCCCGCCATGGGACCCACGATCCCATGGCTCTCCGATATAGCCTCGAAGCATCGGCCTCGGTCGAACTCGGCATCGGTCTCCCGCGGGAAGTAGTTCAGCCTGTAGAGCTGGTGGGACAACGCCACGACGGTCTTGTTTCCGACCCGCCGAATCAACGTGACCTCGTCCCGTTCTTTCGTCTCAAAGTTCACGAAGTACGGGCCGGGGAAAGAGTCCACCTCGTCGGGAAGAGAGGCCCTCAACATGGAGGGATCCTGCACATCGTTCAATAGCAACTGCCCCTCGAAGATATCCCCCGTACTGGCCGTCGGCGGCGGCATGTCGGCTGGGTAGACCGTCACAATGCCGGCCTCGGCGACCGTGACGACGCGGAACGCCTTCCCTTCTAGGTTGACTGGTCTCGTCGAACCGGTGGAGTGGACGGCAATCTTCACCCAGTCCACATCCAGCGTGGCGTTAGAGGCCCCCACGTACTCTTGCCCGTACTTGAAACGGATGCCGAAGGAGGCGTTCGCATTCAGGTCGGCCAACGCCCAACTGCTCCGCCCCCACAGGTTGTGGGGATCCCCAATAATCACAGTGACATATCCGCTGGTAACGCCTTGTATCTGTCGGATTACAGGAGCAGTGGTGTTGTTCCCAGGAAAGAAGTTCGTCCCGTTGTAGGTCAGGTCCATGATGAGCAGCGGGCTGTTCGACCCGAGGAAGAACTTCGGAGTGAAGCCCGTCATCTTGAGCCGAATGGCTACTTCAAAACCGGTAATCGTGCCGCTCACGCCAGAGAACCCGAATGTGTTGAGCAGCACGCTAGCCAGGTTCGTCGAAGTGGTCATTCCTGCGTTGTCGGTATTCGAGAACACGTTACTGGTGTTCGTCCATCCAGTAGCCCCGTTTGCCGTAGGGAGACGTCCCGCCACAAGGGCTTGGTTTCCAATCAGTGCCGTCGTGTTGGAGATGTCCTGCTCTGCCACCTGGTGGAAGTCGCTCAGAAGAGGAATCGGCGTCTCCGTCACCGTTGGCCCAGCCATATAGACGCGCCACTGGGTTGCGTTTGGGTTCGACAGTGTGGATCTCGTCACCGTGACTTGCTGCGACGCCACCGCGGTGACATTCACACTTTGCGGCGTGCCTGTGAAAGCGCTCTCCAGCTCATCGCCGTTTAACGCATCGATGAAGACTTCCGTCGTGAAGAAATGGAAGAAGCCGGTCCCGAGCTGCGTGGACCAGGCGCCGGCACTGATCGCCGGCGGCGTGGTGAGTTCCGGCACCGGCACCATTCCGTGGTTCCGGAACGTGCCGTCTCCCTTGACGACCTGGTTCTGTCCCGCGCCGATTAGCAGGTAGTGCTTGTTAGCGTACTGGATGGAGTCCATCGACTGGCCTGATCCCACGGAAGAGATCGGCGTCAGCGTGGAGAAATCTCCCGTCTCGGCGGCAAAGGTGCTGAGACGGATGCTGCTTGCCTCGTGCGCCGCCACAATGGCCGTGGCGTCGTCAAACTCTAAGTATCTGAGCCCCTTTACATTGCCGGCAGAACCCAGAGCCACAGTGTTATACTTTGTTCTGCCTTTGACCTTGTGGATTGCGGAGTCGTTGGGGAGGTAATAGGCGTTGTTAGCGAGGGTCAGCTCGCCCGGCGTCAGCGTAGCGGGGTCTCGTGCGGTTACAAGGCCGCCATCAAGGGGCTCAGGTGTGAGTTCTGGCAAGGGCTACCGCCTACCACCACCCTTCGAGAATAGCGTCCGAGGAGTCAATTTGCCGGAACTGCCCGTGATCGACGTGCGGAATCAGAAGAATATCATTGTCGGCAGAGCCCTGAGTGTCATCCCAGATTGCCCTGCGAAGCAAATGTTCAGCCCTTTCCTTTGCTTCCCCGGTCCGTGGATTCTCCGAGTCCAGATCCTTCAAGTAGTTGTATCGGCCCAGCTCTAGAAGCGCGTAGACGTACCGATCCGGGACGTCTAGATTCAGAGCATCAGAATTGGTTTCAGCAATCGGCCGGTGATACCGTACCCGGAGCGTCTCCGCAGAACTCGGAATAGGGAAAAGACGCACCTTTCCGTTCTGTGTACTTGTCGAAAAGGATGCCGTGTTGAACACATTGTAGAGGCCGGGCTCTCCTCCTACGCTCAGGTTCGAGAACATCCGATCGATCCGTCTCTGGTCGCGGAACTCAAGACGTTTGTTGTTGATAAGAAGCCGCGCCGAGTACGGTCGCTTTACCGGTGACGGCAGGTTGTAGGTATCGAAAGTCGCCCTTACCGGAATGTCAGCGGAGAAAACCAACGTCTCCGGGCCGTTATTGGCGCCTCCCGAGACAGTTACAACCGTCGTCGAGACGATAGCCGTCACGGTGACCGTCCCGATCGTGGCTCCGACGGCAGTCTGTCCAACATTGACGGCGGCGAAACCATCAGCCGTTGCCGTCGTAAGTGTATTACCCAGCGTCTGCGTACAAGCGGCAACGGAAAAGCCGTTACTGGTGTCCATCAAAAGAAAAGACCAGTCGTTCCGGATATTCCACTCTTGCAGGGCCGCGAAAAGGGCGTCCTGCGCCTGAGCCAGCCGGTCCGTATCGGAAGATCCAGAAAGGGCTCTTGCGATGTACGTCTTCGCATTGCCCCTCGTCATCGCCATTTAGGCCGCCAGGGCGACGCGCTTACGCGCGCGTAAATGTTGGTAGAACTCGAAAAGGCCGGGAACCGTCTTCTCGTAGTGCCGATTGGCGATCACCCAGGAGCGCGCTTCGCGAGCGAGTGTCTTCCGCAGCTGTACGTTCTCGATGAGGGCGCTCAGTTTTTCGACGAACTCTTCGGGACTGCTGTAGAGGAGCCCGGTCTTTCCGTCTTCAATCTCGTCACTGTAGGGAGCCGCTTTTGCCGCGAGCGTTGCTTCCGGCTCGAAGGGAAGGACGGACTCGTACCACTTGATGGCACTTTTCCCCTTGTTGAAGACATTGTCCACGAGGGGACAGAGGTTGATGTCCACGTCCACGATGCCCCGCATCGGCTTGTAGGCGTCATACGGGACCCAACTCTTCAGTTCCAGTTGCTCCTTCGGGATGTTGTCGTGGATCCACGGGTAGTGAGTCCCCCAGATGACGAACTTGACCTTCGGATACTTCAACGCAATGGTTCTGACCGCGTCCCGGAGCGGGAACCAATCCACCATGTGGGACGCACCACCTTGCCACATGATGCGGACCGCCCCTTCGGGGCGCGGAACAAGCTGCGGCGCAGGGTAGTCCTCCGGGATCACCGAGTTCGGGAAGATGTACACGTCCTTCGCGCCTAGTTCTCGGTAGAACTCGGCCAGTGCCGGCGACGGCACAGTGACGCCATCGGCCCTTCGGGCCGTGTCGAAGACTTGGTTAACTCTCCGCCAGTTCCGCTCTACGTCGAACGTGACGACCTCGTGCTGCACCTCGTGCCTTGTGACACCGTCCTCCCAGAGGATGACGTCCGTACCGTCCGGAAAGGTCGTCACGAGCCGGTCGCCATTCTTCAACGGCGTGCCGTCGTAAGCCCGAACGCCCAGATGCACAAAGGCCGGGTTGAACGGGTGTGTGTAGTCGATCCGGTCGTCAAGGTCGAAGACGAACGACGGAGGGAAAATCACCTCGTTGCCGTCATCCGTCTTTCCCGACCTCATGTTCGAGAGAGCATTGAGCACCGCCTCGACAGAGCCGCCAGAAAGAGCGAAGTTCAGGATGATCTCCGCAGAAAAGAGAGCCCCAATCGACTCGTCTACGGCTCCACGGCCCGCGTCTACAAATGCCTCTGCAAGGCCGAGCTTGAAGAGGCCCCGAGTCGGGACTTCCACACGGTAGTAAAGGCAGCCGTTGTTCTCCCCCATCGATTTGGCGTAGACCCCAAACTTCGGGCGACTGCGCCTCCGAGACGGGTCTTTGAACGCCTCTTCCGACGGCACTCCGTCCTTGTGCTCGGTCATTTCGACACCGACGTGACAACGTATTCGGGGTGAGTGGCGAAGAAGCGCATCACTTTCCGCTGATCTTCCCAGAACTCGGGGTCGATCTCTTGAATCGCCATCTTGACCGAGATCGGCACAGTACCGAGATACTGCGCCGTCCCGTTCTTCCACCAGCCAGTAGAACCTGTCTTCGGCCCTTTCGTTCCGAGATCGGCCAATGCTCCGCGTTGTTCTTTGATCCCCTCGAAGAACGTCGCCAGGCGGGGAACCCGCCTGGTCAATTCCTCCGGCTCAAGGACTTGGTTGATGAACTTCTCATCGGCCATGTTCAGGCTGTAAGTCGGCATCTAGTTGCCTTTCGTTCTCGTGGGCCGCGGGGCGCGCGGGGCAGGAGGGGCTCCATTAATCATGTTCTCGAAGTCCGACGTCCCGCCGATCGCGTCTACCATCGCCTTGGTTTGGGCATTGTCGTAGTTGGCTTTTGCGAACTGCTTTGCCCCGGTCTGAGAAGCCGTAAAGTTGCCCGTGCTGAACTGCTTGGCAGCCTTTTTTACGAACGCTGCCCTGGCATCTCCGTTTGCCATTACGCCACTCCTCCAGCGGGCTTCGCCCGCTTGGGACGTGTCCGCGTTTGTGCGATGACTGTGTCAACACCCGGCTGGCTCTCTCCCGGCGCCCACATCGTGGTATCCGGCGGAGAGAGCGCCTTGAGCCGGTCTTTGGCCTTTCGGCTCAGCTCTCGAATGAGATCTTGATCGCTCTGTTTCCTGTACTTCAGGTCAGCCACGGCGCGCCGTCCTTGTGGGCTTCTTCCCCACCCGTTCTGGCAGTTTCATCCCCTTTGACGCCTGGTCGTACTCCTTCACTGTGGCAGCGTCGATCTCGCCCCTGGCGAGCATCGCGTGGAACTTGCGCTCCTGTGCCAGGCTCTTGTACGGCACGTCAGTGGCCTTTGCGGCCTGCAGCTGCCATTGCTTGGAACCGGGCCTTCCCGTACTTCCGGCGGCCTATGGCCGCCGCGACGGCACCCGGATTCGTTGCTCCACTCGCTGCCGCTGACGCCTTAACCGCCGCAAATCGTCCGCCCTCGCCGGGGGCAGAGTTGGCCTTGGCCTGCTGATAGTTAGCCCGAGCAGCCTGCCGAACAGCTGGACTAGCGCGCTTTGCCATCTCAGTTCCAACCTCCGCCTGGGAAAGGATTCCCCTTCTGGGCAGAAACGCCTTCCACCGTATCGTTGTCGTCGGTCGGTGCCTTCACAGCCGTCCAGCCAGAATTGCCCTGGGTGTCGCCGGGAGCTTCAACTACTTCCATTGGTCCCTGAGACACTAAGCCGGGCTCGATATAGCTGGTCGGAATACCGTGATCTGCAACTAGGAAATCCTCTTCTTGGATCTCCTTTACTCCGGTCCGATATGGCTTCGCCATTTGAACCTCCGTTCAGAGGTGCGGCGCGGGCCGGCAGCCCGCACCGCTCTCCTCCAACTGGGCCTTCCCTGGCCCACGTCACTGCTACGCAGTGACGTTACTGACGCGATTGATGCGGTAGTTCGCTCTTTCCGAGAGCACTTCGAGCGTTACTTCTCCGAGAATCGACCCGGCGACACTGTCGCCGCGCTTCCCGATGAGCGTGTGAGCCATCGGCCGTAACCATGCGAGACGGTTCTTTGCACGTTCGAGGAAGAAGATGTTCCCCGAGACGTCCGTAGCCTGCGCCGTCGCGGTGCTCGTGCTCGCCGCTTGAGGAACCCAACGGTCGAGAATCAGCTGAATCATTCCGAAGTCGCTGAGGTAGAAATCCACCGAGTTGACGAGCTTCTTCTCGATCGCAGCGATGTTTCGGTTTTGCTGGGTGACAGTGAATGCACTAATCTGCCGCTTGATGGCCGGAGAGACAAAAACCAGCTCCGGATCGGCACCGTTGGTAAAGGCGTCCTGCAGAGCGTTGTTGATGTCGTTCTGCGTAAGCACACCGCTGTTGTTCGTTGCAGAGCCGAGGGAGGAAACGGTACGGTTTGTGGCAGCCGTCGTTGTGATGAAGCCCTGGAAGCCGATCGCGCGGCGCACCGCGGCACTCGACCCCGTATCGCCCGTCGCACAGACGTGGAAGAACCAAACTTCCATGTTCCTGGCGAGTTCTTTCGTCGCCTTCGCGATTTCGTAGCTGTACGCGTCCTTGAAGCCGGCCGGATTGACGGCTCGCTGTGTCTCAGACACCGCGATGTCCTTCCGGAAAATCATCGTCTGATTCGTCACCCGCGTCGGGCGTGTCGTGAGCGTGTTGTACGCCCAGTCGTCACCTTCAACGGCAATGGCGCCTGCGGCGCCAGAAGCGGTGCTCGTGGCGGCAAGCGTGTCCCTCAGCCACTCGTGGACCACGTGCATGGCGCGCACCTTCGGCGCCTGAGACACCCACGGAGTGTCCCACGGATCCACGTTGGTGATGAGGTCTAGCAGGTCCTCTCGATTCGCCCCCGCTCCTGCGAGAAAGCCGAATCCATAGACCCCAAAATTACCAGGAGCTGCCATCCTTGGCCCTCCGCGGCGCTACGCGCCGCTAATTCGAATCTGGAAACACGTCTTTAGACAGCGTCTCTCCGATCGTTCTGCGCCAGAGCGGCTGCTCGTAGCCCGCCCTCGCAAGGTCCGTTAGCTTCTGAAACTCGTCTTTGCCGATCACATTCCGGTTTTCCGCTGGAGGCGGGATACGAGCTTCCGTTGTCTGGCTGGGTTGAAAGGTCCTCGCGTCACTTCTCTTCTCTGTGCGCTTCACGGCGGTTTCCGCTGCCGCATCGGTTGTTTGGGTCTCTGTCCTCGCTGCCTTGTCTCGATCGAATTGGAGCCAGGCGAATTCTCTCGCCAGCGTGTAGTGGCCCGCGTTCTCCGCAAGAAGCACCTGCTTTTCGATGTCTTTGTGTTGCCCGAGCCAGCTGCTCAGCTCATCGAATTGCTTCTCATAGTCGGGGTACTTTCCGACGATCTCCTTGTCCGCAGCCACGCGCTCATTGAAGGGCTTAGCATCCGCTGCGATAACAGCTCGCAGCTTGTGTTCAATCGCCCTCTCCATGATGTCCTTCGGGAATCCGAGCATCTCCAGCTCCGACATAGGGTCCGGCGGCGGCTCTGCCGCTGCGTGGCCATTCGCTACAACGGCACCGCGGATACGCTCTAGCTCAGCATGAGCGTTCGTCGCAGAGTCTTGCGCCGCCTTCCGGTCTTGGAGCAGCTGGTGGATGCCCTTCTCCGCCTCTTCGATCGAGGTGTACTTATTGCCGAGAAGCCGCCCAAGTCTATCGAGCGGTTCCTCAGCCTTCGGCTGAGAAGAGGAGGTCTCTTCGCCGCCAGCGGCGGCATCAGCCGCCGCTTTTGCAGGGGCCACAGGGGGCTGGTCCGGAGTCGCGAGGGGCTGACCCGCGCGATACACGTCCCCGCCAGTGGCATCGAGAGCCTGCTGGGAGATAGCATCCAGCAAACTGCCTTTTGCCTCTTCTGCGGTCTGCTCTTTTGTAGGAGGTGCTACTTCGTCACTCATTGGGCGTCCTTCCTTGGTCGCCGAACAGCGGCGGAGGCGGAGGAGGCTCCGCCTCCATTAGGATCTCCGTTACTGCGTGGTTCATCTCCTCGTCGGGGAACGTCACAACCCACTTCAGAGCCTGTATCTGTCCCCGAATGAAGTCGTCACTTGCTCTGTCCTTCCGGTTCTGCGACGGGTCGATGATCTGATTGTACAGCGTTTTCACCATCAAGTTAATCCGGGTTTTGATAACCCCGTCCCAAGCCGGATTCAAGAGCAGCCTTGACAGCGCCTCGTGAGCCTCGTCGAGTGGCATTACTGTATCGTCTCAGTGCCCTGACCCGGCAGAGTCGGCAATCCGCCGCTAACCACAAGCCGCGGTTCTGCTGCCTGGCCGGGGACGGCAGGTCCCGGAGCCGCTCCGGCGCCTTGCTGGGCCTGCATCATTGCCGCCTGTTGCGCCGGCGTGTTGATGATCTCGTTCACGTTGGCGATCTCGAACTCACGAAGCGTGTCCCGGAAGAAGTTGATCCAGTTCACGGCAGACGCCACCATCGGATTCGACCCCATCGCCTGCATGAGGAACGTCAACGTCTGCTGGCGCTGACTCCGAGCCAGCTTTGTCGTCGATCCAAGAGCCCGTGCTTCGTAGTTCGGCACAAGATCGAAGCCGGTAACAAGAAGACGGGTTTGGGCTGGGACCGGCTCGCCAGTGACGGGATCCTGGTCGGCACTCTGCCCGAGGATAAAGACCTCTTTGTCGTGCTCAAGGAACTGGCGGTTTAGATCGACGAAAGTGTCGGCAAGCGGCTCCAGGAAGATCTCCTCGAACATGCGAGACTCCATCAGAAGCCGCGTGGCGACAGCTTCGCTCCGCCCTAAGAACTCCCGCGCTGTCTGTCTCTGCGCGCCGCCCCCCATGACGGTGTCTTCGACGATGCCAGAGCCTTGCTGCATCCACCGCCAGACAGACTCTGTCATCTGCCCGCCCAGCTGGAGGCCAGTCAGGTTCGGCTGGAGCGGCATGATCATCTCGGCCGGGTTTCCGTCCATCGGGATAAACTTGCCCGGTCGGATAAACAGATTCCTCGTATCGAGGCCGCTATTCAAGTTCACGAAGAAGACCGGATCGATGAAGATCTCCAGCGCATCGAGCTGCTGGTTGGTGAAACGGTTTGCGAGCACCTGCAACTTCGCCGCCACTTCGGCCTTTCCCGCGGCAAAAAAGTAGTGCGGATCCGGCATTGGAGAATACGCAAAGAACGGTTTCTGTCCTGCCCAGAAGGGAATCGGTCGGTTCCGGAGGACGTATTTGCCGTTGGCCACAGTGATCACGCGATCCACGATACCGTCCGGGGCCAACTCCGACGGAATCTTTCCCCACATCGTGATCAGTTTTACTGGACGGGCGTATCGCTCGCTCTGCCGAGCGTCTTCCTCGACCATCGTGCGGCTTTGCGTCCTCCAGCTCTTGTAGTCCTGCGTGTCGATCTCTGTGACCGACGTTCCGCCGTCAGTTCTCATCCTTTCGACCTCTGCAGGGTCGAAAAAGTACCCTCCGCTCATCGGCATCTCAGAATACATGCGGATCAGGTCCCAATCCATGTAGTCCTGCTCACAGAACCAGCCCATCGTCTCGATTGTGCGGAAACCGGGCTGCGGAAAGCAGTCGAGGAGATCCTTTACCACGAAGTTCGGGCCGTCGAAGATGGTAACGGTCTGCTGATTCGCTACTCGGACCATCTTCCCGCTCAGCGGAAGGCGATCGAACCGTTCGACATCCATCTCTTGGTCTCTTCGGTCCCACCCGTAGCGAATAACGGCCGTTCCGTAGAGATCCGCCGTGAGAAACACCTCGTAGCCCTTCCTAAAGATGCCCATGTCGCGCATTTGCGCCGAGATGAGGGCCTCGCGCTTCCGAGCAAGCGACGCATCACCCGGATCGTAGCCAACGAACGACACAATCGGCCAAGAGCCGAAGGACGTCTGGGTTTTCCGCGCCACGTCGCTCTGAATGGTGCTAAAAATCAGCGGGATGTGGATGTTGTTCTTGTGCGGGGTGTGCCGGCCCGTGATGACGCCGCGATAGAGATCGTAGTACTGGGGGAGTTCTCTCCGGATCCCCGAAAAGTGGTTCTCCGAGTGCTCTTTTCTTGCCCGAACTAGCCCGGCAATCTGGTCCCGGCGCCCTTCGGCGGTTGGGTCCAGCCTTACCTCACTCATAGAGGTCACTTGGGCGTTACTCCGGGGCGCAGCTGCAGCCAGCTCGGGACATCTAGAGGCAAGACTTGGCCGTCCTTATCGAAGATGTAGCCGTTTCGGCGGGCAAAGGTGAGCAAATCGCGGGTGAGAACCACGTCTCGAAGGCAGTAGGTGAACAACTCCGCCCAGTGGCCCTCCGCAACGAGTTGCGGAGCGTGGGAACCTACGCCGTTCTTTCCGCGATGGACCGTTTTCGATGATAGAGCATCGAGACCGTTGCCCTTCCACGGCTTGCCGTATCGCTCAAGGCCCTTCTTCGCCAGCTCGAAGACGTCGATGTGCTCTTTCAGGTGAAGGGTGCGCCGGAGATGCCGCTCGATAAGCGGCACGTCGAAAGCCTTCCCGTTGAAAGACACAACGACGTCGGCATCTTCGAGGTGGAGAGCTGCAGTATCGAGGCAGTGGTCGTCGTAGAAGACGGCGTTTTCGTCGATCGAGTCCCAGAGACAAAGAGCTGAGACTCCGCCTTGGCTGATGGCGCCTTCCCAGCCCCCGCAAGACTCGATGGAGTTACGGATCTCTAGATCGAAGTAGACGACGCGAAAATCAGCGTCGTGCGGTGGCCTTGGGTAACCAGCTGGAACCGTCTCGGGGGGGAGGAGAGGCGCGGCAATGTCCGGAGGCGCCGCTGGCGCCTCCGGTGCTAGGTCTTCAACAATCTGCTGATACTCGTCCGCCACCCGCTGCCCCTCCCGTGTGGCCTTTGGCCACACGGGAAACGATACGGCGCACTTCGCGTGTGTCAAGAGACATCTTTAATGTTTGCAGCCCATTTGCTCATTTCCTCTTCTCTTTCGTCGAAGAACTTGTTCACCCACTGACCATTCGCGACGTCATAGAACTTCCGGACGGCGTCGTTCGTCAAACGCCGGCCGAGGAAGTCGTCACCTGGCTGGACGGGATAGGCACCATCGTCCCCGGAGCTGCGCTCCGGGTTGAGCATCGGCTTGTAGACTTCGGGGGCGAAGGTGTCGGCAGCAGCGTCGGCCCAGTCGTCGTGGGCCGAAACGCCGATCCGAATCATCTGGGTAAGGAGGCGGTGGACGCCCGGTGCGCCGCGAATCAGCCTGACGTGGCCATCAACCCAGAAGCCTGCGGCTTCCCGGATGCGGAGTTCCTTCTTCAGTTTCGACCTGTTGAGCAGTTGAAATGGCGGCATCAGCACGCCGGCTCCCGCGAAGGCACTTCGGAGCCACGACTCCCAAGTGCCGGTCTTCCCGCCCATCTCCCGCTCGTCCGTGAGGATCCGAATCCGCTTCCCTTGCCGCTTGTAGTTCTGGCAGATCTTCAACAGCTCGTCAGTGAACTCTTCTATGCGCCAGGTGTTCGATCCGTAGCCCTCGATGTAGTACACGTCCCCGTTGCCGCGCATGTCGTGGCCGAAGACCACGACGACCGACTCGTCCCCGCGGCCCATCCTCGCCATCGCCTTAAAAGCCGTGTCGCAGTGGATCGAGTAGGAGAGATAACTTGGGAGGTTCTCCTTCTCCACCCAGAGCTGGTCCACCTGTTCCATCGTGAGGACCATATGCTCCCCCGAGGCGGGATCATTCATCATCTGCGAGGCGAACTCGATCGACTTCGACCCTTGGTACTTACGTAGTTCCTCCGTCGGCCACATCTCGGGGAAAGTGCTCTCCCCATTGTTGTCGAGGGCCTGGAGGTAGTACACGTCCCACTCTCCCCTCTCCTGCGGGGAGAGGCGAGCCTCAGGGCACTGCATTCCCGACCAGGTCTTTACCCCTTCCATCGGAAGGTAGGTCCCGATGGCGTCGTTGTCCCGGTAACGGGTGCCGACCAACACAAAGAAAGAATCCGTGCGAAATGCCGGGCGGAGAGCCGCAATCGCGGTGTTGACGGAACTGATCCAGGCCCCACTGTCCTTGAGCTTCTCTTCCGAGATCGGGTCATCGAAGACTCCCCAGTCGGGGTGGGCGCCGGTGATGCCCTGCTCCACTCCCCAAGTGTCAAACGATGGCTCTGAACGGCCTACTTGTTCACGCATCGCGTGAACAAGTGTTCTGTGAGTCCACAGCCGTTCTGGGTTGTACCAGTTGCCGTAGAGCTTCGTGAAGCGAGAAAAACCATCGCTTCCGTCGAGGACCGCCTTCACGGGCCGGAGGAAGTCGAGGGCCTTCTCAGCAGTTTCGCTGCCGATGTAGGTGGCGATGTTAGGATTTCTGATGTGAGCCCAGAGCGTGAGGGCCTTCGTCACGATGACCGTCTTCCCGTAGGACCGGGGAAGGATGACGGCGAGCTTCTTCCTCTCCTTCAAGCCGGCGGCGCGCCGGCCCTCCCAGTCCCGGGCGTGCCGCTCCAGCCAGTCGCAGATCGGCTTGTGGAGGCGCTCGGTTAGCCAGCGGTCGTGGGGATTGGCCTCCATGTAGAAGGCCGCACCCCAGGCAATTTGGAGGAACCACCAGAAGGACTCCCGGCAGATGTCGGCCCAAAGAGCCGCTTCGTCGTCGGAGGACCAAGCGCCGAAGGCGCCGGCTACACTATCCGGCTCAGGGAGAGGAGGGCTGGGCGGGGCGTTTATCGTCATCAACTCCATCCTTGGAGTAGAGGGCGAAGATGTCGGTTTCGATGCGTTCCAGCAGATGACCGGTCATGCCAGCCACTATGACGTGGTAATCCCGTGCCAGGTCGTAGCCGTAAACCCCGATCTCAGAAAGAGAAGCCATATCCATAGACTGGCAGTCCTTCGAGGTCGGGGGTTCTCCATCCGTCCTTCGGTAAGAGCAATGGTGGATAGTAACGCGTATCGTATACATCAACTGCCGTAATAAAGCGGACCAGATCGTCCGACGTCTTGAATTCGAACTTCGAGACGTGCGTTTTGGTGCGTCTAGACTTCGTGGCCATAGCTCCTCAGTAGGTCCTTCATGTCCTCGATTGCGGCGCGGAGCATCTTGTTGGTTATCGCGAGCCGGGTAACGCGCTCTTCGTTCTCCCGGATCTTGGCCAACAGTTGCCGCTCGTGGTCGGAATAGATAGGTATGGGAGGAGTGTCATTCACGGTTGAAGGCCATCTTGAACGCAAGTCGAGCCACGCTTTCACCGACGGCCCGGCAAAGAACTGATAGCCGCGCAATGCGGTCCTCCTCCGTGAGAGGCGGTGGAATGCCGGCACCAACTTGAGAGCCGGTCATGGAGTCGAGACGTGCGAGCGCGCTTAGCGCGCTGACGCGGACTTCGTCGCGAGAGGCGTCGCGGGCAAGACGAGACAGCTCTTCGCGCTGCTCCTCCGGAGAGAGAGATACCGAGATGGCGCGGAGGACTTCGTCCTCGTCCTTACTTTGTGAACTATCCGGCTCAGGAGAGGAGGGAAGAGACGGGACGGCGGGCCGCACCGCGGCAGGATGGCCTTGGTCGGAGGCTGACGGCGACTCCGTTGCGACCCGCACGGCCCGAGGCGGCTTGTAAGAGCGCGGCGGTGCGGGGAGCTGGCCGGTGTTCACGAGCGAAGCTCGTGCTCGCGAGACCGTCATGTAGTGGGCCTTCGTCGCGTCGGCCGCTTCCCACAAAGTGGGATGGCGGCCGAGAGCCGCCTCAACCAGCAGGTACTGCTGGATCTCCTTCAACTTTGTCGCCGGCCGTCCCTTGCCCATTGCCCGTTCCCACCGTGAAGTAGCCCGTCGTAAAACCTGCCGTATCACCCAGCCAGTCGAGCCAATAATCTGTCCAGATTATACCATTGTGCATCCTGAAGGATCCAACTTCGGCCCACCGCCGAAAGCCGAAGCCGTAGACTGGAATCATCGGGGAGAGCGTTGCCACTGCGGGTGCTGCTGCTCGAAGATGGCGCGCTGTTGCAGAAGGCGTTGCTGCTGCTGGAAGAAGAAGGCGCTACCGATGCCGGAGGCGTAGCCCGATGTCGTTACGGGATAGCGGCGCCCAGGCTGGGAGTAGGAACGGTACAGCTCGGCCTCCATCCGAGTCGGATACCGCACCACGAAGCCGAAACCGTAGACGGAGATCATTCTGGCGGAGCCAGCCTCGCGATGCGATGGAGCCAGGTGGTCCACAGCTGGCAGTCGTGGCATGGGCAGTCGGGCTTCCAGAAATAATAGCCAAAAGTACGAGTACAGATCCCGTAGATCATCGAGCCCTTCGATGCGCCGGAATGAAACGGGGTGCGGCTAGAACCACCGCACCCCTGGAAGGCGCGGTTCGCTTCGCGCCCCTCCTCCAGCCAGGGAACAAACCAGCCCTGGCACTGGCAGCTGCAGGAACCCTCACGAGGATCCAAACTGTGAGATGCCGAGAAGATCACAAAGATTCAAACCGGAATGTTGCTGTCACGCCCGAAGGGCGTAAGTCAAAGTGGGCGCGGGAGTAAGAGGGGGCTAGGAATGCGAATTGCATCCGGCCGCGGGGGACGAGGGGTGGTAGGGGTCTGGAATGATGGTAACTGTAACAGTAGCAATGAGTACCAGCTAGTTGACATAATGGTCCTTATCCGACATAGAAGGCTGTAAGTCCTTTCGCCATAAGCGTTTATCAATAGTTGCGACACAGTCTCAACAAGCTCTCCTTTCCCGCTCCAGTAGCGCGCGCGAAAACCTTGCAACTTGCAATGCGCCTTGCGTTTTGCGCGACATTGCATCTTGCCGTTGCGTATCGTGCGAAAGGCCCGACAAACCGCGCCGTGCAAAAAGAGAACCAGTTGCGGCGCAACGACTTGCGACTTGGCACGCCGTTCGCTAGGTCGGCTTGCGTCGCCGGTCGCCGCGCCGCGCTGAGCATCGCCGCATGGCAAGCGGAGTAGCAGGGCGCAAAGAGCCCGAAACCGTGCGTGCTGTCATTCGCCGGAACGGCCTGGCGACGTGCAGGAGAGCACCGTGCAGAACGTCACCGTCTCACGCAACGGCAACAAGCTGACGCTGGTAGTGGACTTGTCCCAGAACATCGGGCCGTCCAAGGCCACGTTGGCGGGCAAGGCGAAGAACCTGCTAATCGGTTCGACGCAGGGAACGCACAAGGTCACAGTTGACGGCAAGACCATCCATATCGGCATGAACGTATGGACGGAACAAGCCCCTGCTGCGATCTAACCCCTTGCTGGCGGGGACCAACGCCGGGCCGCGTCCTTCTAGCGAAGGCCGGTCCGGCCCCTGCCGAAAGGAAAGACCACGCCATGACACCGACCCGCTGGACGCTGGAACGCCTTACCGGCCTGCTTCTCAAGGCCAACATTGACCCCGCCACGGGACGGCCGCTACCGCGACCGTTCCGTACCGTCCCGCTGCGCCTGCTTCCCGCTTCCCACAGCTACTCCGCCGCGCTGTCCAACGTCTACCGGGCGGCTGCACGATGACGCCTACCTGGATCATCGTCCCGCCCGGTCCTATCTCCCCCGAGATGCTCGCGGCCTTGACGGCACTCCGAGACGCGCTTCGTTCGTGATTATCCTCGCCGTTTGGGCATGGGCGGCCGGAATCATCGCCGCTTTGCAATTCTGGCCGTCCTGCCCGCAGCCGCCGAAACCGGCTTCGCCGTCCGCCCACAATCGCGCGGAAGGCGTCTCCGGTGGCTCAGGACCAACGATCGACCGGGGGTCGGCATCTTGACCTTGACCGCCAGCCGATCGTCGGTCCTAGCGCCCCGCGTTCGGTTTCATGCTGCAATACCAAAGCACGGTTCCGGGCTGTGGAAACTATCGAAGTCTTTACTAGGTCCGTATTGGGAGTGTGGCGACGATCAAAGCGATGGTGAAGGAAAAGTAATTCGGCCTAGTTGGCTAGAACCGTATCCGCTCAAACTGTGGCTAGATCATCCCTTCGGCCCCGACTCGGGAGACGACGAACGTGTATCCCGCATATCCCGAAAACAGCCAGACAATGCCTGATCCCTCACAGCTGACCCCAAACAAGCCGATCCCGTGGCAATGCTCCCAATGCGGCGTGCAATGGGTAAAGGCACCATTTACCCATCAGTCCGTTGCGGGAGCTAAATTCTGCCGGAAATGTGCAAAACTCTATTTCTCTAATTGCTTAACTTGTAACACATTGCTATACAAAAGCAATTCCCAACTGTTAGCAGTTTGGGTTCTCCCGACAGGCCCGGATATGGATTGGCATCTCGCCACTAGAGAGACTCGTCACCTTTGCTCTAACTGCTGCTCAGACGAACAATGGATCACGTGCCGCCAATGTAAAGGGCATGAATTGACAAATGAATCCCGCCTTGTCAATTACGCCGGTATCGGCCAGCGACATTGCTGCCGCCGTTGCTACGCGGTAGAAGGATGCGATAGATGCATAAACTGCGACCACCATTTCACGGCCAATAACCTCGTAACCATAGATAGCAGTAAGTTTTGCGCTGTATGCTCCCAAAGATTCCCGATTCCCGACACGACTTTCATGCAGAACAAGAGTAAACTATTCGTAGGTTTTGAATTAGAATTTCTACATTGTCTCTCCGACTTGCCTTTTGTCGGCCCCTTTGGCCATTTGAAATCCGACGGCTCGATAAAGGCCACCGCCGCCAAAGGCGGATATCCTCGCGAGTTTGCATCCCGCATCGCGAGAGGCGACACCTTGCTCTCGCAAGTGACTTCCGTTTGCGATGCTTTGAAGGCATCGCAGTCTTACTCCAACCGTTCTTGTGGCTTTCACGTGCATATTGATATGCGAACCGTGACGGCATCACAACGCAAACAAATCGAGTACTGGTGGTTCCTTTACGAGCCGATCTTTTTCGCCATGGTGCGCCAGCAACGGCGGAAGAACACTTATTGCACTTCCGTCAAACTGGAAGGGAGATTCCGTCCGGAACACACACGCTACCAAGCCCTTAATACATCGGCCTATTCAAAGCACAAAAGTTACGAATTCCGACTCCATCACGGCACAGTTAACTCCACACTAATCCGGAAATGGATCCTTCTCTTGCTCCGTTTCGTCACAAAGGCGATAGCGGCTCCAGTCTTAATCACTGACGAGCGTCTAACCGGCCGGCAACTTCTCATCTCCTTCTATCGCTTTCTCGACTTGCCTCTCAAAGGCCGAAAGTACGTCATCCGGCGCATCCGCCGCTTCGAGCGTTACGTCCGCATCACAGAGTACATCCAATTATCAAAGGAAGGAACCCCGCAACGTGTGCAGCATCAGCGGCTTCGCGTCTAGTAAACCGCTTTCCTACGAGACGGCGCTGCGCTTATGCCGCGCGCTCTTGTTCTTCGGCCAAGAGCGCGGAAAGCAGAGTGCCGGGATTCACACGAACGGCAAACTACTCAAACGCGCCATATCTCCTGACGAATTCGGCGTTCTTCCCGAATTCGCCGCGCTTCTCGAAGGCGGCGCAAGTTACGCCTTGCTCCATACCCGCGCCCCAACTTGCGGGGAGAAAGGCAACGAACAAGCGCAACCTTTTGTCTCCGCTTCCGGCATCGCCACAATCCACAACGGCGTTATCGGAAATCCCGAAAAAGTCGCAGAGACGCACAGCCTTCTCTGGCCGTCCGGCGTAGACAGCGAACTATTTTCGGCTTACGCCGAAAAGAACGGCATCTTTAAGGTGCCGCGCTTCTTACGCTCCATCTTTGGCAGTGCCGCCGTCGCCGTCTACCACGAAAACAAGGTCTATCTCATTCGAGACGGAAACCCGATCGAAAGCTACCGCGTTGACTTGACCAACGGCACGCGCGTCATGCTATTTGCCTCGACAGAAGGCATCATCGACCGAGCCGCCCATTACGTCTGGCTTATGGACTATCGCATCAAATCCGACACCGTACCCGACAAAGTACTGTGCCGTTTGGATCCGCAGCAAGGCCGAGTCCGGGAAATCGGACTGTGTTACCAGCCCAACTACAAGAGCACAGACTATGGCCGGTTCAATTGGGATACATGGCGAAAGGAAAACGCCAAACTACCCAAGTCATGGGCTGACAACAACATCGGTTACGTAAACGGCGTCTGTGGCCGTTGGGTACGGAAGAAAGGCAAGCAAATCTTCCGCCCGGAGCCGTTGCCTGAATCCAAAGGCCAGCCACTCGGCGCACTACCGCCGCCGCCGCCGCCTGCGGCAGAAAAAGACAGCAGCAACGAAGAAGCGCAGTTTTACGAGTAGTCACGTCATAGCTTGAGAGGGGGTGATTCAACGCATGGATAAAAGCCTTTTCGTCTACCTGGTGGCAGCAATCGAGGAGCCTACGGTAGTGGCAGAGCAAGGCGGCACCATGGCCGTTGTGACGGTCGCGCCGAAACTGATCCTTGCCGGGAGCAAGGCGGCGGCGCTTGTTGCCTTGGGACGGATGTTGACCGGCGACCCGACGCCTCGGACGCGTCTTGTGGCTATCAACATTAAAGATACGGACAGCTACTAACAGCCCCGCAGGGACTGTGTTTCGGCCGAAACTGGGGGGCGAAAGGCCTCCAGTCGCCACGGAGAAGCCGTGGCCTGACGACCCGCCTGCGGCGGGAGGGTGAAGGATCACTCTGGCCTAAAGGAAAAGACCATTGAAGTTAGAGCATGACGGCATGGTGCTAATAGAACGGCTAGATGGTGGATTGAAGGCTACTTTACGCGAGGCTCTCGATTGGCTTATTACAATCGAGATACTACATCGAACTGGCATATCTCTAAAGGATTGGCTCCCTTAATGGCCAAGGCCGACCTTGGACAATCCACCGCAGCCATACAGGGGGCGAAAGCTGCGGATAGCGACCTTTATGAATACCCAGAAAGTGGCTCAGAACCGGTGCTCGCTTACAAGCCGCCTCCGGGGCCGTCAGAGCGATCGGACCCTCCGGGCGACCCATGGGGTCGCTGGTTCCGCGTTCGTGTCTCCACGGGGCTGGATTTAGTTCTGGCGGCTGTTGTAGCTATCATCCTGATCCTTGGATCGTACCGGGGCGGGGGACCAAGGAATCGCAGAGGGAAAGGCTGGAATTGGTAAAAGGCATGTCCTTTCATGGGCCGTAAAGCAATGCGGCCCATGCAGTAACTCCATTAACCCTACTCAAAGGGATAGGCAAAGGCCGGGCCCTGCGGCCCGGTGGATAAGCGTCTATCCCGCGCGGCGCCAACAGCCTTCGGCTAAAAATTGGCCGGTAATGTAAAAAGAGGTCCGAGGTGTACTCCGCCGTCGGGGGTACACGGTCCTCCCCGCAGTCCCTGCGGGTGGCCCCAAGTCCACCCGCATGCGGGGGTGTACCCCCATAGGGGGTACACCTTTGCAGGGAACGCCTTATTTCCCTAACGTTTAGAGAATCGTCGAACACCTGAATCGGCAAGGCCAACAATCACATCCAAATATCAGAATAAAAACACATCAGAATATTTATTCAGTTTCACCTGTTTTCCCCGTCTCGGGGGGCATTGGAGGCTTTCGTGGACAGTGAAACGACAGTTGACACCACAGAAGACGTGCGTCACAATGACACACCTGTCGGCCCTTTCGAAACGATCTATCGCCCACTCCGCGGCTACGAGATCTTGGGCCATGCGGCTTCGCCGCCCCCAATGCTCGTTGCCGACTTGCTCCGCAGCCAGTCCCTGATCGCCATCACCGGCGAACCCTACTGCGGAAAGACCCTCTTCCTACTCGATCTGATGATTTCCCTCGATACCGGCGCCCTTTTCCTCAATGCGCTTATCCCGGCGAAGAACCACCGCGCCCTCTTCATCGGCCAAGACGCTCCGACGTGGGACTACATCGGCGGCTATTCCGCCCTTGTCCGCGGCCTCGGCTACGCCGAGGAACCACCACTCAACAGCGTCTTCATCTTGAATCGCGGCATGGCCTTCGGCCAGAACAACGTGGCTTTTATTCGCTGTATCGAACAGGCGATCGACCTCTACGACATCAACGTCGTGATGCTCGATACGTTGAAGGCGTTCCACGACTTCAACGAGAACAACAACCAAGAAATGGATCGCGTGATGACGCTGCTCAAATACCTCCGCGATCACCACGGCCTCACTGTGCTTTTCACCCATCACACAGCAAAACCCACCTTCACGAAAGGCGGACTCAACGAAATAAGTGGAAACTATCGTGCTCGCGGCGCATCTGTAATCGCAGGATCCATCGACCAGCACCTAATCCTGACCAAGACGAAAGGGCTCATTTCGATGTCGCTCGCAAAAGCGCGAGGCTCAGCTGGAAACCTACCAACGTCCAGCTTCCGAATCACGTCGGCTTCGCCGACAACTCTTGACCTGGACGCCGATTCCGGCGGCAACTCTATCGTCCGTAGTGTCCTGCGAGCCCTTCGGGCTTCGCAAGAAGTACAGCTCAGAACCATTAGCGAAGCTCTTCGCGCCGACGTGGCCTTCAAAGATCTCACTGACTCTCAGCTATACTCTCGCATCAGTGGCGCTCTTCTTTCTCTCGAAAGATCCGGCTCCGCCCGACGCGTTTCTCACGGCACCTGGAGCACCATAACCACAAAGGAGACAACGTAATGCAGATTTCCACTTTGAAGAATGTGCAGAAGTTCTACCCGAGGGTGAAGACTCTCGTCGATGCTGACAAACCGGTGGTGATCACCGTTACAGAAAACGATCAAATAACCGGTCACATCATGGAAGAGACCGAGTGCGCCCTTGCCGTCGCCTGCAAGCGCCAGTTCAAAGGCGGCGCAATCATCGGCCTTTCAGCCTCTTACATCATCAAAGGCACACGAGCAATCCGCTACAAAACCAGTAATTCCATCTCCCGTGAGATCGTGACATTCGACCGTCACAAAGACTTCTCACCGGGTGTTTACACTCTTGTCCCATTCTCTCCGGCGAACCGACTCCAGAACCGGACCAGAAAATACAAACCAGGATCCGGAGAAACTCCCACAAAATCCCGTATCGCCTATCATCTGACCACCCGTGTTCGGAGGAAGAATACGGTGAAAGAATGAAGGCCACTGCCGTTGTTGCCACAACCGGCACGGCAGGTCCTTTCCTGGAGTACATCCAAGAGTCCGACGGAGTCTACTGGCTCATCCATGCCGGCTCCGCAACCCTTCGCCTCGACGAAGAGGCAATGGACCACATTACAACCGAAAGAACTCGACTTCTCCGTCAAGGGCCGGGCCTGCGGCCCGTAACCGAAAGGAAGACCAATGACCGATCACGATAGTTTCATGGCCAATTTCGAAACAGCCCTCAAAATCAAGACTCTTTACGACTCGGCGCAGGACCGAGACACTGTCAACGAAATCCTAAAGCGATTTAGCAGCACAGCTAATGGAGCTGTCGCTTCAATGCAAGGCAAAGCACGGACAGAAAAGCCGAAAAAGCACAGGGGCGTCGATTGGCTGCATCTCCGAGAGCGCAACAGATCCATTCCAGGCTTTGTGGCTTATACCGAAAAGTTGAGAGAAGTTCGGCAGGAGAAACAGATGAGCCAAGCTCGGCTCTCAAAACTTGCTGGCCTTACTCCTACAGCGCTCAGCACTATCGAATCCGGTTTCCGGATCCCGTCTCAGGAGCGGATGAAAATCCTTGCCAAGGCCCTTGGGGTGTCCCTCGCGACGTTCGGCGACATCTCTTGGGCTCCGAAACATCATGGCGATCATCTCGCAAAGCCTTGACACAAATGCCGCACCGTTCCGCCAAGGACGGCATCCCAAGCCCTGGCGGGCTTGGTCAAAGACCAAGCCTTTGGGGTCCCAACACCGTAACAGGAGGATAGTCCCATGCGTCTGCTCGCTTCGCTCGCAGTACTAGGTATCGTTCTATTCGGCTGTTCGAAGACCACCGATACGGTCCTTGCGCCGGCTCCGCCGTCTGGCATCCACGCCGTTGGCGATCCAACCGCTGACGACGCAGTGAGCTGGACCTGGATCGACGCCACACACATCCAAAAGACCATCCACTACTCCCGCTGGGACGCTAAGCTCCAAAGGGTGGTCGTCGGCGACATAAAAGTGCTCTATTACTGCACTTATCCAGTCGGCTTCATCGGTCCGCTCCCGGCAGGCTATTGTTGGGAAGACGGCACCCATTGCAGCGGCTGAGCCCGAAGGGCTCAGTAAAAACGGGTCGGGATAGTGCTCGGCTCAGGGGGGAGGGGTGGGGTGGAAAACCTTAGCAACAGCACTAGCAGTGTTCCTCTGGGCGCCCTGCGTGGGCGCCCAGCCATGGACGATGACGTGGACGAACCCGGACAGCGCCCAATTGATCGCCGACTCAACGACCTATGACTGTAACGGCGGCGGTCCGCCGATCCATCAACTAGAGACCATCGAGATCTGGCAGGTCCCGATCACCGGCGGCGCAGCACGGCTTGCAGCCACAGTCCCAGCCGTCGGTCGCGAAGGCTTAACTGAAAGTTGGACCACGGCCGAAGCGGGCCATTACTACGTAGTAGCCCGCAACACTGCCGGCCCAAGTTGCGCCTCGACAACCATTTACTTCGGCCCGGTAACGGGAGTGGCCTTGCCATCCTCCCCCCCCGAGCCGGCCCCAACTGTGCGGTACTACGACGTCTTCGGCCGTCGTGTGAATCGCCCGACGAGGAGTGGCATCTATTGGAAAGTCGTGAAAGGCAGAAAACCGGTGAAGATCGTCTACTTGAAGTGAAGGGACGACCACATCAGTCCAGAACCAAGGAACGACTGGATCTCCAAGAACGCGTAGAAGCAGCCTTGACAGCTCTGGGCTCTTCTCCCGACGAATGCGCCGCATCTCTTCATAAGCTCGGCATCAAAGGAGAAAGAGGTAAGTCTCTTTCTTGCCCATTGGCCCAATACATCACCTCCGTCGTTCCGAAAGGAGAAGTTGCGACTGACGAATTCTTCTTTTTCCGGCGGCCAATTGCCGTGAAAACCATGGCACGCAACTTCGACCAAGGACAATATCCTTTCCTGGAAGGACCGGGAGCTGAGACCCGCATACGTGTATAGGCGCCGTGGCGGAAGGGTTGACGCGACGGATTGCAACCCCGTTGACGTGGGTTCGAGTCCCACCGGCGCCTGCCTTCGGCAGAAAGGAACGACGTGAAAGGAATGAAAGAGACACCGGAAGCCATAAAAGAGAAAGCCTATACCGCTTTAAAAGCGCTCGGCACTTCCCGAGTAATTGTTGCCCGCCGCTTAAAGGCGATGAACTGCTACGGAATACCGAGCGATGGCTCGGCGTGCCCAGTCGCCCAGTACATGAAGCGAAAGACCTTCAGAAATCGTTACCCCGTGGTTGGACTTAAGTTCTTTCAATACATAGACACAAACTACAAAGTGACAATCCCTCTCCCGAGACCGGTGCGAATGTTCGTAACGGCCTTCGACAATAAGAGATTCCCTTCCCTGATCCTGAAACGCAAACGGTGAATCCGGCCGTAGGTGCCGGCATCAAAGGACCCACATGAAGAAAAACGACGACGACAAAGACTTCGCCGGCGCAATGAACATCTCGATCGTGTGCGGTTTTGAATCCTCCACGGTCTTCGTGGTACGTGCCACCATGGCACAACCTTTCCCGGACACGGTTCCGGCAAAGCTGAAAGAGTCGATGATGATGGCACTCCTCTCCGAGTCGCTTCGCTTAGAGGCCAGCCGACTAACGAAGGAGCTGGAGAAGGACGACTGGGCAGTAGAGACCCACGAGGTGGACGGCAGCACAGAGCAGCAACACTAAAGGCACAGGAGGCTCAAATGGCGAAGAAAGAGAAGGATGCACAGCCGCCGCTCCAGGCCCATCAGGGCGACATCTTCTTCGAGAAGATCGACTCGATCCCGAAGGGCTTCCGTTACAGCCCTACGAAGACGGCCTACGGCCGGATCGTCCTCGCTGAGGGCGAGATCACCGGACACTTCCACGCACTCGAAGAGGACAAGGAAACTGTCGTCCTGACTGCCGACGACAACGCTGCGATCGAGGAGATGATTCTCCATGTTCGGAATCCCGAAGGCGTTACGGTCACTCATCCTGAGCATGGCCCGATCACCCTCGAACCCGGTCTCTGGAAGGTCACCCGGCAGCGCGAGTACGAGCACGGCTCCGAGACCCGAGACAGAGAAGCAAAAGCCCGTCAGGTCGCTGACTGAGGCGCCTTCGGCGCAGGTGGCGGGGGTACCGCAAGAGCCCCCGCCACCCCGGTGGCAGGTCTTTGCCGCCCGCGAGTGGCAGCAACTCGCTTCACAACAACAACATTGGGCACCAACTCCTGGCTGGACACAAATTCAACAGGATCCATCTCTAATCATGGATACAGAACCAATCAACACTGACACTGCGACAATGACCGAAATAGATCGCGCTCGTCTCGCGGCGCACCGTGCCGCAAAGGCTCTCTTTCCGACCTACGGCACAGAGGCGATCCACTATCGCGGAGACGTCGCACCGTTCAAGCCACGCACTCAGCCCGATGCCTGGGCTCTATCGAACAACGTGCTAACCGTCTGGCGGCAGGCCTGTTACTTCTCTCCGATCGGCGACAAGTCCGACTTCTTCCCGGTGACAGTTCACTTCAACCAGACCGGTTCTCTCCACAGTACGAAAGGCCCAGCGATCACTTTCAGTGACGGCTTGAAGGTCTACTTCATCCGTGGCATCGAAGTCGGCGAACTGGCCGTGATGCGCCCCCACGAGATCCCGATCTCGATGATCCGTGATTGTAAAAACATCGAGCAGAGAAGGATCTTGATCGATTGCTACGGGAAGGAGAACTACATCTCTTCGATGGGGCTGAAGCCCATCCACCAGGACGACTGGGGCCAACTCTTCCGTGCCGAGATCCCCAACGACGAACCTCTCTGTATGCTAAAAGTCGTAAACAACACGCCAGAAAAGGACGGCACCTACAAGGACTACTGGCTCTGTGTGCCTTCTTCCATTACAACGGCCAAAGCCGGTGTCGCCTGGACCTGGGCAAGAGCCGAGCAAGCCTTCAATCCAGTTCAGCGTAGCTGAACTGGAGAAAGGACCCGAAATGAAGACCCGCTTAGAGACAGCTGAGGTGTTGCGTGCTCACCTTCTAGAGAACTGGGACGTCGCACACGAATGGAAACGCCACTCTTTCGCTTCAAATAACACACCGTGTTTCCACATGTTCAATGATGGAACACTCCACAGTAGGACCGTCAGCGCTGCCTATCTGGCTCTCTATTGGCCTCCTGGAAGCCCCAATGGATCTGCCTTACGGACGCTGAACAACATCATCATCATGGAAAACTACGGCTCTATGTCCCGTTACCGTCTTTCGAGGGTGCAAGGATGCGTCTCTCGGTATCTGACATCAATTCGTTCCTGGTTTGCGAATGGGACTGGTGGGCGCGCGCCGTCGTCCGACGCATCCCGCGTCGTCCCGCAGCCGAGCTTTACGTCGGCACCTTCTGGCACGGCCTCCTAGCGGAGGCCACAAAGACCGGGAGTAAAACCGCGGCCCTTGCTTCTGCCATCCCAAGGATGGCCGAGATGCGCGACAAAATCGCAGTCTTCGGCGACGAAGAAGAAGTCCAGCAGTTCGTCGATCAGGCGGAAAGACTCCTTTCGCTCTTCGATCACTACAGCGACTTCGTTGCCGATCAGGAGACGCTCTTCATAGAGACGCCATTGGAGGCACCTCTTCCGTACTGGGCCGGCTCCAAGGCCGACCACACACTTCTCGGCACGCCTGACCGCGTGCTCCGCACGCGGGACGGCAAAGTGTGGAACGTCCAATACAAGACCATCAGTGACAGAACACCGATCGCCGTCTATGTGGCCTCACAGGAGCGGTCTCTTCACGAGCTGGTGTACAGCTTTCTCATCGAGCAGAAATTGGCCCTCGGAGATGGTCAATACGGCGGAACAATCCTCAACGTGACACGAAAGCTGTCCCACAAAGCCATCAAGGAACGCCCCGAGACGGCTTTCATCCAAGAGATGATCCCGATTCGTCCGGAGGAAGTGAAAAATGCCCTCTTCGACATCGCAGTTTGGGCCGATCGAATGGACGACATTGCCAACGGCCGACGTCAACCTACCCAGAACCGGCTGGCAGATCTCAATCGATTCGGCAACGTCCTCTCACCATATTGGGATGCACGTAGGGGACTCGTGGACTTACGCGACGATCGATTCTTCCAAAATGCCGAACAGAGATATGATAATGGAAGCCCAAGAGCAGCTGATGCTAAGTCACATTTTGCGGAAGAGGAATCCCGATGAAATCAACATCTACGGTCTTTTGGTGACATTCCTATGGTATCCGTCGTAGCCGTTAACCCATCAGCCAGTGCCCTTCGGGCATTCTCCAACCAGATCTGGCTTCCTTCCGACGAGCTGATCCTCGTCCTTGATCCCGGCTCGGAGGGGGAGGCGGCGCTCCGCGCCGCAAAAGACGTATTTGGCGACTTGAAGATCACCGTAATGGATCGACCACTGACGTGGTCGATGTTCTGGGACTCATTTCCGCCAGCCTTCCAGGCTGCTAGAAATGATTGGATTTGGGCTTTGCCGCTCGACACGGTCCCGGCACCTACGGCGTTAGAGACCATCCGTGCCGGCCTCTCCGAAGATTCCGGCGCAAAGATCCACTTGTTCCGCGGCTTTGGTCCGGGCAACGTGCTAATGCCGTCCCACCACGGCACCAGCGCCTTGCTCGGCCCGAAGACCATCACCATGTCCTGCGCCGTCGTGCCCCGCGGACTAGCCCAGTTCGCCACTTTCGGCGCCAACGAGTGGGGCGACGCCTTCTGGCTCGCGGAGATGCACCGCCTCCACATCTCCGGAGAAGAGGCCATCGTCTGGCACAACAAACTGACGTCGCTGCGCGACGTTGAAAGACCTATCCGGGAGAAGCGACAACGACCGATCGACAAGCCAGTCATCTGGCCCAATAGCTGGTCGATTTATCCCGCCTTCGACTCCTCTTCTGAGCCGGTCGCAACAGTCACAATTTCCGTAGAGGGCGATGACGGCTTTATCGATCTGAAGCCAGCGTGGCGAGGCCGCGGCCTCTTCGTGTTTCTCCTCCACTTTCTTCTAGAGGCCCGCGCCGGAGGGCCGGTGTCCCTTTCGACATCAGACGCCACCGAGGGCGAACGGGTGGCACTCGAAGGTGCGGGCTTCGCGCTTCGCGCGGGAACGGCAGTCCATCCAGGACTGTGCGAGCGATGGTAAAAGCGTTCGTCGAATTACTCTGGTATCTATTGATGGGAGCAGCCTTAATTTGCTTTATTGTGTGTTGTATCCAGCTGGCGATGTGGGGAAGAGAATAGTGTTTAACATCGTTCAGTATCCGACAATTCTCTCTCTTCCCGACCGCCTTACTGGCGTGAACGATTACCACCCATCCTTGCCATGTCTCTCTCTCGCCGTTGCCCTGGTGCGACCTTCAGTCGCGGTAGAACTTGGCGTCTACCGCGGCGACAGCCTCTGTACCATCGCCCAGATCTGCCGAGAGCTGGCACTTAAGACGCGCATCTATGGCATCGACACCTTCCACGGTGACGAGAACAGCGGCTTCTACGGTGACGCCGTGATTGAAGACCTCCAACGTTACCTTCGAGAGAACGACTACCACAGCGTGCAGCTGATCCGTTCGACCCTCGACGAAGCTCGTCCCAAGTTCAACGACATCTCCATCGACTTACTCCACATCGACGCCGGCCACAGCTACGAAGAAGTAAAGCACGACTTCGAAACGTGGGCGCCGCGGCTCTCGTCCCGCGGCTGCGTTGTGTTCCACGACACGCACTTACTCATCAACCCCAACTGTCACGTCTGGAAGTTCTGGGCGGAGCTTCGCGCCGCCCATCCAGATCTTACTTTCGAGTTCCCCTGGGCATGGGGTGTCGGCCTCTTCCAGGCCGGCCCCACAATGTCCCCCGGCATGAAAGATCTTCTCGCCCTGCGAGGCAAGGAAATGGAGAATGTACAGACTTTCGTCCGGCACATCGGCCACACTGTCGTCGATCACTACGCCACCCGTCACAACATGCAGCAGATCGTCGCAGGCTTCGGCTCCGCCGGATGATTGGGAAGCGCTCTGGGAGATGGTCCGGCCTTCGGCCGGATTCCTCCGCTGGTTCGCTCGTCGCCCTTCGGGCGAGGTACTTGGTGGACACGTGGAGCGCCCCTCCGGGCTACAACGAATCGCTGCGAACATGGACCGACTCGGCTACAATACCTACATCGGGTTAAATCACACGAACCAGTGGCGTGGAATCCGCATCAAAGGGACCGACATTGACCGAATTGGAGCAATCGTTCTCGACCTGGATCCAGTTGATGGGGAATGTGCCCCAGTTGCCGCGGCCCTTGCCGCAATCGACCTGGCCGAAGGTCTTTTGGGACGGAGAATCTATCCGGCTGTCATTGACACAGGAAGAGGCGTCCAAGCTTGGGTTCTTCTTGACACAGAACCACATAGTGCTCCACTGGTGGCAAGAGCGTTTGAACACGGCGTGCGCCGTTTACTCGTTACCGTCAGAGATCAACTTGGCGATTCTTTCGGTTGTCGTCTCGATACAACCGTCAGTGACGCAGCAAGGGTCGCCCGTTGTCCATTCACAACAAACACAAAGACAGGAAGGACTGCCCGAGTCCTCCAGTGGGGAGAGCCAGTCGGCTTCGCCGACTGGGAACACCACCCCATTTGGAGAGCAGCTGGAGATGAACGAGAACATCGATCCCTTCTTCGTAGGGACAAAGAGTCCGGTCATCCCGTAACCCTCGACAAGATTTGGGGCCGTCTCACCGTCACAGCAAGGAGGTTTCTCAGCCATGGAGTTCACGAGCCGGGCCGACATGCAGCTGCGTTCGCAACAGCCGCGTCATTGGCAGAGTCCAACATCGATGAGTCATATGCACATCATGTCGTACTCTCTGGCGCCAGGAGGAGTACACCCTCTCTCTCCGACGCCGACGCTCGCCGTTGCGTGGCAAATGCCTATTTACGCGTGCAAACGTGACCCAGTTCCATTTTCGTGGAAGGGCTGGTTCTGGTGGAATGAATGGACCTACAAGTTCGTGAGAGGTTGGGTCTTCTGGATTTAGCAGTTCCCAAGGATCGGGGGTGGCAGTGGGAGTCACAGATCTCTCCGCAGTCGAGAACCGCTTCGAACGCATCCTAATCTACGGCGCTCCAAAGACGGGCAAGACTCGTTTTGCCACCTCGCTCCCGCCTCGGTGGGGGGAGATCGTCTACGTTGCCGCGGATCCGACCTCCGAGCGCCTTGACTCGATCTTCCCCGCGATCCGCCCCCGGTTCCACGTAGTCGGCTCTCGCCCAAAGGCCGGCGAGCTTTACAATCCCCGTACCGACGCCTTCGTGATGGCCCAGGAAACCTGGCGCGCCCGCTTCGCGGGCGTAAAAACGATCGTCTGGGACACGATTACGGCCACCGGCTGGGACATCCTGGTCAGCATCGCCGACCAGGGCTCCTTCTCCGAGTCGAAGCACATCATCATGGGATCCAAGGCGACGAAAGACCTCCAGTCGATCCCCATGCAGGGCGACTACATGGCCGCTCAGAACGCCATAGACCGAATCACGACGTTCCTCTTCCTCCAGCCCCTGAACGTCATTGTCGTGGCCCACGAAGGCTACAAGGAGGCCCAGGAAGCCGGGTCAAAGACCCTCACGGGTGGTCCTCTAACGGTCGGCTCTGCCACAATCGGCTCCTACGCAGGCCGCTTTCCGACCTGTATCCGTCTCACAAGGCAGTCCACGGGCTACGGCAAGGACGCGAAGCCCAAGATCACGGCTTGGACCGAGACCCAGAATATCTGGCTAGCTGGCATTCGCAGCGGGCACGACTACAACCCAATGCCTGTCTGCGACTTACAACCTAACCCGATCAACTTCTGGCTGGAACATGACCGCCACTTTGCGCCGGCACAGCCGGCGCAAGCCAGGGAGGGTGTCAGTGGATGATTTCTTTTCGATCTCGGGCGATGTCTTACGCGACGCGGAGAAAGCCTCCGAGTATAAGATGCGAGTCCCGCCTACGGCGCGACCTTCTAACCGCAACCCCGACGTTCACTTCTGGGAAGAGGCGGGAACGATAACGGCCACCAACAGCGGCACTTACACCGCCGATAACGGCGTGATAGTAAAGACGTTCGTCTACGAAGTGACCTGTTCTGCAGAGGGCTCAGGAGAGAACATCGGCTTTGTCATCAAGAACACCCTTCGGCTTGCGCCGTCTGCAATCGCTACTGGCCAGCCGGAGGGCTACGCCAAGATGAGCTACATGTCGATCAACAGACTGATGGCGCTCCTTCGCGGCGTCGGCATCCAGCCAGACGGCCCAGACGGCGGCTTCACTTCCGCTCTCCTGAAAACCTGCTTCCCGCCGGAGGACGCCTTCGCCACGGCAGCTTCGCCGCTCGTGGGAAAGACGATCCGTTTCGAGTTGAAGCACGGTCCTCTGGACGGCCGAGACGGAAAGCGCCGTTGGATCCCCGAGATCACCACAATCTTCGAACCCGTTTGACGGCCTACGGCGTCAAACAAGAGGACGGTACCGTTCATGGAAGAGAACCCGCAAATCACTGACATGGCTGACTTTGTACGAAAGGAGCAGGAGCGGAGGACAGCCCCTGATCTGGCCGGAATCGAAGGAGCAGACTGGCGACCGCCTACGGCGGTCGAGACGATACCGGTACCTGGAGTGCCGGCCAATGGAGGAGCGGAGGCACAGCAGCCCATCGTACCCACGGGACCCGTGGAACCAAAGATTCTCGGGGTGGATCTCACAGCAGGGCTTGTCCACACAACTATCGGCAACTTCGAGATCCCGTTAGCCGAAAGAAATAGGATCACTAGATCATGCTTACGCGTGACAAAGACAGCCATGGCAGCCACCTACACGACGATGGCAAAGGCGGCGATCATCCGACGACGTGGTCGCCCGCCCGTTGGAAAGCCGAAAGGGAAGCAAAAGAAGACGCCTCGCAAGGCGCCGAAAGAGTAGCCAAGTGTCGCAACTGCGGCCGGGAAGACATCGATCGCGGAGACGGACAAACCCTGTTCAAGTCGCTCCGTGACGATGGTATTCTAGCTGAACTTAGGCCACACGATCTTTGTGTAGATTGCACAGCGGTCGCCACTTACTTTACGAACCGGGGTCTGGCAGCCTTTAAGTCTCATCTGTCGGTGGACAAGGCCGCCGGACCTCTTGTGGGGAAGAGCCCATCACAGAGACGGGCATCACTTCGGAACATTCTGAAGAGCGGCTTCAAAATAGGCGCCGCTTAGAAGCGGCGCCTATTGGCTCTATCTTGCTGATCGTTCCTCTCGGAGAGACGATCGACTTCCAAGGAGCGCGTCATTTCTGGAAACTTGCCGCGGAGGCGGGCCTCGACCGGACGGCTTTCGTCGTCACCACGACAGCTGACTACGAGTGCCACGCAATCAACGGTGACATTCGCGTCATCGCTTGTCTGGGCGGAGTCACCTTCGGGGCTCTTACCGGAGTTTCCGGGCGTTTCGATTCACTTCGGGGATTTCTCTTTCGGCCAGACGAGTGCCGACCTATACAGCGAACTGTCACCGAACAATCCGGTTTCTACCGCACTACACGAAAAGCTCCTGATGGCAGCATTCTTCGCCGTCGAGGGGATCCAAAGTATCGGCGTGTTCGGACTCTTGGCCTTCCGCCCCTTCCGCCCCGAGCAGACTACATCACTTGTCTATCTCCTCCTCGATCCGTCCAGCGGGGGCAGTTCAAAGCCTTACCAATACTAATCGCGGATCTGATGCGCCTACGGCGCATCATCTCAGGGGAAGCGCAGCCGATCATTGTGGAGATGACAGCTGCCTTCCCCACCGTCGCCACCGAGCTAACTCTCGACATCGAAACAATTGGCCACTCCGTAGCCATCGAACGAGTAGGAATTGCTGGGCCTACCGGTCCGGTCACAACTGTTGCGTGGTCGGCAGAACTTCGTCGCTGGTTAGCCGACGCTGTCGCTCGTCCCAACGTCACCATCATCGGCCACCATCTCCAGTTCGACTTGGCGCGGCTGCGCCGCGCTGGCGTCCGAGTGCCGCGGGAGACAGCCCTCTTCGACACGATGTTCGCGGCAAAACTCCTCCTTCCAGACTCTCCGATGGGCCTTGGATCCGTCGCCTCGATCTACGCCGACACGTTCCGCTGGAAGCACAAGAGCGAAACGAACCCGGCCCTTTACAACGCCTACGACGTAGCAATCACCAGAGCCATCGCCGCAAAACAGCGCGCCGTCATCGCCGCCGAAGGAATGTCTTCCCTCTTCCACGACATGATGATGCCCGGCCTCCACGTCCTGCTCGACATGACGGAAAGAGGCATCCCCATCCATCCCGGTTTCGTCTTGGGTGGCGTCCCCATCTCCCACTTGTCGGCTCTTCAACCGGTCGGCCCCGACAACTGCATCCACCCCACCTACATCCCCGATCCAGATCTCTGGAAGACTGACGATCTCGAACCACCCACGGGACGGCTTGCAGCAATGAACCCGCAGCTTTCGGAAATACCATCTCTCCTCGTCCCCCACAGGACCGAAAATCAGCTCGCCCACATCTTCTTCCAAGAGCCGAGCCGATCCATCCCGAGCCTCGAACCGCTCGTCACCGACGGCTTCATCACCAACGCCTTCGGCCGAAGGAAACGCTTCTACGGCTACTACAAGAACAAAGCCGGCGTCATCACCGGCCCAAACCGGCTTGCACCGGAACAGTTCCTCGTTGCCTCCACCATCACCGACGCAATCTGGTCCCGTCTCGGGGGAATGGAGGCAATCTCCACCGCCTTGGGCGGCTGGCTTCTGGCCATCTCCCGAGCCGGATTCATCGTCGAGCTGCCAAAAACCGCAAAGCTGCAGCCTCTCGTGGCCCACATGGAGACCGGCACTGGGCTAAAGACACGCGTGGTCTTAGGTCCGACCGTCGGCTCGATATGGTAGACGGCACCGACTCAATCGAGATCCACGAAGAGCGGAAAACCTACAACTGCTCGTGGGCGCGCTGCGCGCTGCCGAAGTGGGAAGGAACTCCTCATTGCCTAACCCACTACGTGATCCACGGCCTGATGAAGTTCGGCATCATCCGACCCCTGTCTGGGACAAGATCAGAGCGCGGTATCCGCGCCATCAACTGGGAGAAGGTAAAGGCCGACTACGTGGCCTTCTTCACGGCGCGTGCAAAGGGCCTTCTCTCCGGCGACGTGACACCTTGCAAAAAGCCAATGGAGGCCGTTGCCCTTGCCCATCAGCTTCACCGAGAACGGGACCACTCCCACGGCGTAAAGATCACCTTCGACCATTTCATTTCTCTGATCGAGTACATCTGGAAGTTCGACCGCCGTATCAAGATCCGCACGACCGGCGGCGACTGCTGGATGGTTCCTAAGCACGGTGTAGTCAAATGGCCGAGTCGCCGACGGTATCTGAAGAAAGAGAAACTCCTAGCCTACAAAGCGGAATTCAGAAAGAGGAGGGCACAACAGTGAGAGAGACGACCGCCTTTGACCTAGCCAGCCGTTTCATCGGAACAAAAGAGATTGCAGGGACAGCCTCGAACCCGCTCGTCTTGGCCATGCTCCGTCTCGACAACACCTGGCCTGACGACGACGAAGTCCCTTGGTGCTCGGCCTTCGTGAACTTCGTCGCGTGGATGCTCCGTCTCCCTCGATCGAAATCCCTCGCAGCCCGTTCCTGGCTCCAAGTGGGAAAAGCAGTCGAGAAGGCCCTTGCCATTCCAGGCTACGACGTGGTCATCCTCCAACGGGGAGACGGCGCACAGCCCGGAGCCGAGGTAATCTCGGCCCCTGGACACGTTGGATTCTTTGCCGGAGACGACAGGACAAACGTCCACATCGTGGGAGGAAACCAGAACAATTCCGTCAGCGTGGAAGCATTCCCAGTCACTCGCATCTTGGGCATTCGGCGACTGGGCTCGTATGAATGAGAAACTAAAGGTCACACTGGGGAAGGGCGAGACAATCCACATCACGCTCGAATCGGAGAACGGAGCCAGAGTCCGCCAGATTGCTCGGTGGCTCGTCGCAGCTTGCGCCAACGGCTCTTTAGAGGCCCACAACGACGAGATCGAAGAAGCGAAGATGCTACGGACAGACCGTGCGAAACGCGGGTCTCTTGCTGCCCGAGCATCTGCCCCCTTGAGACGGAAACGGCGAGAGGAAAAGAAGCCCTCCCGCCGTTAGGGACCTACAGCCAGCTAGGCAGCTTCAGCTTGAAGACGTCCTTTAGAACCTTGAAGGCGAGATGAACGACCTGAGTGCCGACCCAGACCGCGGTTCCGTAGAGCACCACGCTTGGGTCGATACTGACTCCCGGAATCGGTACGATTGCCGCCGCAGCAAACGACGTGTGCACAGCCGGCACTGGCGGCACCGGTCCAACAGACGACGCCAGCGCCTTGTTGATGGCCTCGAAGAGCACCCCCATCACCCACAGCACCCGCGGGATGTACTCATTCTTAAACGCCGGCCACTTGTTCAGAACCATCCCTAGTCCCCACGTCAATGCGAAGATCAGAATCTGATCGAGTTTCAAAATCACCTCCCGGTCCGCCGTGCGGACCTCATTCGATGCTTCTCGGCACGTATCCTCGGATCAACTTTCCCACTTCTTTGAACTCCTGATTTGCCTCTCTCGTCCTGCGATCAACAATGTCCCTCACCTGGTAGTTGTTCACCGAGTCCCGTTCCGCCACCCGATTGATGGCCTTCACCAGTCGATCGGTCGAGGTTCTCTGCTCCTCTGCGAGCCGTTCAATGGCGCCGTTTTGCCCATAGACGATCGTAGCTCCTTGTATCCCCAGCAGAATCCCAAGAGCCACAAAGTAAACCCAGTTCGGCAGCCGTTTCCCGTTCAACGCGTCTGGCAAGGTCATTTGTTGGGATTCGCCTTGGTCGGAAAGATGACGTTAGAAAGGGCCGGCGCAACTGCCGCGGCAAACGGCGCCGTCCCCGGCGCTACCTGATTCGCTAGCACCGGAAGTCCGTACTCGATTGCAAACTTCCCACTCTTCTGGAACTTCCCCGCCTTGGCCTCGCCGATAGCGGCGCCCAGTTTACCTGCCGTCCCCCCGATCGGCCCGCTCATTAACCCAAGCGATCCACCGACTCCAAAATCAACGGCCCGAAGAGCGTCTGCCGCAAATCCAAACCCAGCCGCATTCCCGATATTCTCGGAGATCCGGAGAACCGGATCCGTGGGACGCTCACGGGCTCGCGCAATCGCCTTCAAATCCGAGATCGCTTCTCCCCCTCCCGGCATCAAAGTAGCGAACCTCATCAACGGTCCCGGATCTCCGTCTGGCTTTCCAGCGATCCAGGCCGCGAACGGCTTTATCATCTGGTCCTTTACGAGGCGCGTCTGTTGGAATCCGAACGACTTGAACATTGTGAGATACCGGCCATACGCACTCTTGTAGAAAGGTGGGAGGCTGAGCTGGTCTCCCCAGAAATTCACGTCTGTGGATACGGTCTGGCCCGCTACCAGCAACTGCTCATTGGTCAGTGTGCCGCCGTTCTTCACGACCTCGACGGGATCAATCCCCAGTTTGATAAAGCGGGACTCCAGCTGGGCCACTTTATTACGCAAGACGGGAGACATCCCAAGCACTTTTGCCCCTATCTGCCGGAGACCCTGCAGCTGTGCGACCCTCTGCGCCTGCGACACAGTATTGGCGAGTTCGTGTCCCATATATTCAGCATGAGTAGCACCCTGCACAGCGCCGTATATACGGCTCGCTACGTCAAACTGGGTAAAAAGTACCTTGTCAAGGAAATCGGTCCTCTGTCCAGTTAGCGACTGTTGTGCCTCCCGTACAACGCTCCGCAGCGTAACTCCAGTCCGTAACACGAAATCCAGTATCTCCGGGTCCTGCGCCGCCGTCGCCACAAGCCACTTCAAAGACCCTCTGTACCCCGTCCTCACGACGCCAGAGAGCATCTGGCTCGGCTGAGAAATCGCTCCCAACGCCAACTTCGTAACGACCTCATTCTGTGCCAGCCAGTCGAGAGCCTTCTTTCCGAACTGCGGCTGATCCGAAACTCCGAGCTGGCCTCGCACGATCGTCGTGGCCAGCTTCTGCTGTTCCGGATCCTTGATCCCTTGGAGTGGCGCAAAAGCCCGCGGGTACTTGAACTCGATTGCCTGGTCGCGCCGTGCCGCAGCCTCTGCCGCGTTCTTCCTTGCGTAGATGATCTGCCACATCGACTGAGTCGGCTCTTTTGGAGCCGGCAAAGGCACGGCATCCGGCCTTCCGATCATCATCGCCGACGGCGGCAACACGCCTTTCGGCGCAACTTCTTGGATGGCCTGATCCACCGCCTCGGGGAGCGGCTGCGGCCCGAAGAACATGTGGTTCGTCAGCCTGCGGCTGACGTGCTCGTAATACTGGGGAAGGATTCGATCGAGCTGCGTCTCAAAACCATCGAGGTTAAGGGCACGTCCAATCAGGTAATGCCCTGCGGTCCCCACCGGGAACCGTCCCTCGACGACTCCGTTGTTCCAGTTCTCGATCCGGTTGGCGAACTGGTCCATCCAGACCTCGGCGTCCGGCCTGACCATATTCTTTACTTTCATCACCTTGGCGATGTTTACATCGTAGGCTTCTCCACCTGGTCTCATTGCGTCCGGGTTCACGAACCGGTGCGGGATGTAGTTCTTCCGCAACGCGAACCGATGGAAAGCCTCGTCCGTCGGGTCGTAAACCTGCATCCCGGTCTTTTCCATCATTTTGCCAAGTTCCTGCATCCGGGTCGCTTCCCGCTGCGCTACTCCGAAGAGCCGGGCATCGGAGGCGTTCGTCGTGTACTCGTGCGCCACACCGAATAGTTCGGGGTCGCTAAAGTCAAACTTCTCAATGAACCAACCGACTCGTTTGATTTCGTCTGGAGAAAGGCCCTCGATGTTCTTGTAGAAGCCGGCAACTGACTCTCCGGCCTTCAGAGCGGCAACCTTCCTCGCCGCCTTGAAACCGTTCGCCAGATCTCCCAGACCAGCCTTCTGCAGAATCACTTCCCCGCTGGTCATCACTGGATCCCAAGCCTTGGAAAAGGCACCACTTATAAACTCGGCCGTCTTTGCTCTGACCTGCCGCCCAGCCGGCACCAGATCGATCAGCCGATTCATCCCTTTGAAGGGCAACGCGGCAGCAAAACCGGCCGTTCTTGCCACCGGCGGCACCATCGCCAGAGCCCCACCGGTAAGAGCCCCAAACGTTGCCGTAGTAGCGATTTCCCCAGCATACGTCCTCGGATCTTCGTGCCCATGCTGCAGTGACGGCGCATTGTTCAGCGCCGAGTACACGGCGCCGCCAGCCGCCCCGGAAGCGGCCAACCTCCAAACCAATGCAATGGGCAGCTTTGTCATCGGCCCGCCGGCCAGCATCGACCCCCAGAACGCCGCACCCTTCCAGCCGAGGCGTTCCGCCTCGGCAAGATGCTTCGCCTCGTCCTCGTACGGCAACACCCGGAACATGGGATCCGCAAGGAGCCCAGCGATCGCGTGTCCGGCCCCCGTAAAGGGCGCTACAGCCCCTTCGGCCATGTCCCCGAGGATTGACCCAAGGGAGATGCCGTTCGTGATTCCTGGAGTCCCCGGGACCGGCTCGGGGGGGGCTGGAGCAGCCGCTGGCGCCCCACCGAGCATCCCGGCCATAGAACGACCGACCGGCGCTGCCGGCGGCGGCGCAAGTGCAACCCCGGTACTATCCGCCGGAGCTGCGCCTGCGCCTAGCGGCGCAGTTACCGGCGGCGCTTCTGACGCCGCCGTCCCCAGCATGGAGGCCATACTTCTCACTTGATGTTATCCAGCATGTCGAACGTAACCCCGTATTCCGCCAGCTTGTTGGAGAGCTGGGCCTCTTCCTGCGGGGTAAGAATTTTCGACACGTCCTTCTTCCCGAGCCAGCCGAGGTCCGAGTAGACCGTCATCAAGAGCCGGCGCTTTGCGTCGGCCTTCACGCCCGGATCCCCGGCCATGATCCCCGTAACAAAAGACGCCTTCAGCATGTCTTTCTTCGAGACCTTCTTATCTCCGCCAAAGATGCCTTGCAGGAGCCCGCCAAGGAGACCGTTTTCGTGGGTCGTGAGTTCCTTATTCTTGTTAATGTCGTCGATCGATTTGAGGAAGTCTTTCCCCGTGATCGGCTGCAGTTTGCCGGAGGCAGTCGTTGCCTCCAGCTTCATCTTGATCTGATCCGCCAGCGTAAGTCTTTGTTGCCGACCGATCTCTTTAGCCTTTTCGATCTGGAGGCTCGACATCGCCGGAATCACGGTCTGAGCCTGGGTCTCGGCCTGCAGCCTGTGGAGGTTCTCCGCGATCTTCGCAGCCCGCTCCGCGTCGTTCGACTGGATCGCCACCTGAAGTGCCGTCTCAAGGGCCTTCCCGCGGATCGCCACCAGCTGCGCCTTCTTGTTCTCGTTAAAGGCAAGATTCTGCGCGTAGTTCTGGTCTTCGATCGCCTGTCTCTGCTGTTCCTTTTCCTGCATGTAGCCGAAGATCTTGTCCGCAGCTCCGGGGTCCCGGAGAAGAGAGGCCCCCAAGTTCGCCCCCAAGAGCGAAAGGAAGGAGTTCAGCGCAGGAGGCGGCGGCGGCACTGGTCGTGCCGCAGGCGGCGGCAACGTCTCGATGTCGTGCCGGAGTGGCTGATAGAGCGACTCGATCGTCGCTGTGGAGAGCGGAGGCGGCAATGCCACAGCAGGTTGAGCCTTCGGCGTTGGCGCTCTTCCGCCAGGCCCCGCGTCTCCCCCTCCCGAGCCGGACAGAGTAAAGCTCTCCTTCACCGCAGCGACAGGATCCGCCGTGTAGGTCTGATGGGTCGGCTGCATCTGGAGGGCCATTACTTACCCCCGAACAGGCTCTGGAACTGCCC